CGCGCCTGCCTACATTGCTGGCGATCCGGTTTCGGAGGCTGCGGTCGCGGCCTGGAATGCAGCGCATCTCATGCAGCGCCCGGCGCCGGATGTGGCTCCAGCCCCAGCCCCAGCTCCGGCTCCTCAGACCGCGTCAACGCTCACCGACACGCAGCGCAATGCCATTGCCCAGGCGCTGATGGGGATGGGCAGCACCGGGGCACTGCTCGATGGCCACATCGTCGGTGGCAGCCTCGGTGGCGGCGATGGCGGCGCAAGCGATGGCGGCGCAGCAGGCGTTGGCAGCGCTGGCACTGGAGCCACCGGCATTGGCGGCCCCGGCCCCGGTGTGGGCGATCCGGGTACTCAGGGTAGCCCAAGCACTGGCACTCCCGGCGACGTGGGCTCTCCATCGGCCGCTCCAGGAGCCCCCTCCTCGGTAGGCGATCCAGGAACGGCCGCGCCAGGAACGGCCGCGCCAGGAACGGCCGCGCCAGGGACAGCCGCGCCAGGCCCCTCCTCGGATGCCGCGCCAGGAACGGCCGCGCCAGGGGTGTCATCCGGGCCTGCCCCAGGACAGGCCTCCTCGGTAGGCGATCCAGGGGTCTCCTCCTCGCTAGGCGATCCAGGGCCGACCGCCCTGGGCGACGCTGCAGTGGCTGGGTTGTCGGCGGCTCTCGGTAATCCGGCTGCGGTTTCGCAGGGCATGGCGGACGCCATAGGCGCTGTGGCCGCGACCGCTGGTGTAACATCGGCACCCGAAGGCGACCCACCCGGAACACCCGGCCAATCCCAAGGCAATATAGGCGAAGCCATAGGCGATCCAGGCACCCCCGGCCCCTCCGGACCCGTCTCCGGTGTCCCCGGAGCCCCTCCCGGCCCCACTTCCGAAGCCGATCCCGGCGTCGCTACCGCCTCCGCTACCGTTGGCGATATCGGAGATCCTGGCAATGTTGGCGATCCCGGCGTCGGCGATCCCGGCGTCGGCGATCCTGGGTCGCCTGGCGACCCTGGGTCGCCTGGCGACGCAGCTGACGGCGCTGCACCTGGCGGCGCCGCAGACGGTGCCGCAGACGGTGCCGCAGACGGTGCCGCGGCGGGCGGCACTGATGGTGCCGCGGGCGGTGCGGGCGCGCCGGGTAGTGACGGGGGCGCGCCAGGTGGTGGCACCGGGGGCGCCGCAGACGGTGGCACAGATGGCGGTGCCGGGGACGGCGGTGGCGCTGGCGGAGACGGTGGCTGGTGACGAGGACGGAGGGTTATAGGTGCTCGATTATGTCTATGGCCATGACCAGGTGATTGCGGGGTTTGTGGCCAGCCTGATCCCGCATTGCCGACGCGGCTTCGGCCAGCACTGCAAGGCCGTCGGCGTGATTAGGGACGATCGCCTGATCGCGGGCATCGTCTGGCACAACTGGGATCCAGATGCCGCCATCATCGAGATCTCGGGCGCTGCCCTGCCGCGCTCGAACTGGCTGACGCGGGAGACGATCCGGCGCATGTACGGCTATCCGTTCCTGCAGTGCGGCTGCCAGATGGTGGTGCAGCGTACGCCTGCAGACGACACCAGGCTGCTGGGGATGCTGGCAGCGTATGACTACAGCTTTGTTACCGTGCCGAGGTTATTCGGCCGCGATCGCGACGGCGTCATTTGCTCACTGACGCGCGAGGCGTGGTCAGCAAACCGGTTTAACCAGCGGTTTAAACATCACGTCGAGCCGCCGCTAAAGGAGGCAGCCTAATGCCATACTATCCGCCAGGCCGTACCGGCCCCACCTCACCAGGCTATGGAGCCCCTCCTGCTGGAGTTCCCCTCGGAGTGGGTGGCATGCCCCCGCCAGGAGGCTTCGGAATGCCCTCCGGGGTGGGTGGCCTGCCTCCGCCGCCCAGCAGCTTCGGACTGCCTCCTGGTATTGCCAATGCGCCAGGGTTGGCTGGCACGATCCCTCCAGGCCTTGCAGGCGGAGCCCCAGGCCTTGGCGTCCCTGGGAGCGGGCCGCCTCCCGGCGCACTGCCTCCAGGGCTGCCTCCTGGCCTCGCCAACCGGCCAGGCGGGCTGCCGCCCGGCCTCGCCAACAGAGTGGGCGGGCTGCCGCCCGGCCTCGGTGGCCCCAACCCAGGAGGCCAGCGCGATCGCATTGCCGCGGCGCTGATGGGGATCCAGAACCCGCCTCCGCCGGTCGTCGCCCCGCCCCTGGGAACGCCCCCGGCTGATACGCCTCCGGCGGTCACCCCGCCGATTGTGCCACCAGTCCAGCCGCCGGGGATGCCGCCACAGACCACACCGCCACCGGCACAGCCGCCGTCGATGCCGCCACTGCCATACTAGGACGACACCCATGGGCAAGCCCGACGCCCCGACGCCTCCCGATCCGATCGCCACTGCGCGTGCCCAGACCGGCACCAATGTGTCGACGGCGGTCGCCAATGCGTACCTGGGAAACGTCAACCAGGTCACGCCGACCGGCACGCTCGACTACAACCAGTCCAACTCCTACCAGTGGACTGATCCCACCACCGGGTCGACCTACAACATCCCGACCTTCACGGCGACGCAAACCCTGACGCCGCAGGGGCAGGCCATCCAGAACCAGACCCTGGCGGCACAGTACAATCTGGCCGGGATGGCCAATGCCCAGTCCGCCAGAATTTCCGGCCTGCTGTCCAACAATCTGGATCTGAGCGGGGCGCCGAGCGGGGGCAATGCCCAGAACATTCTCAACGTCCCGCAAGCCGTCACGTCATACAATCAGGGCGGCCCGATCCAGAGCAGCATCGCCGGTGGCGGCCCCATCCAGATGAACGTCGGGCCGCAGGATTTTTCCACCGACCGACAGGCCGTGCAGGACGCGCTGATGGCGCGGATGAACCCGCAGCTGCAGATCGAGCAGCAGCGGCTGCAGCAACAGCTCGCCGACCAGGGCATTCGCTACGGTTCGCAGGCCTACTCCGACGCCATGCTGCAATATTCTCAGCAGGCCAACGATGCACGCTATGGCGCCATCCAGCAGGCGGGCCAGGAACAGCAGCGGATGCAGCAGGAGCTGCTGGCACAGGGGCAATTCGCCAATGCCGCCCAACAGCAGCAGTATCAGCAAAACCTCGGCCAGGGACAATTCGCCAACGCTGCCCAGGGGCAGCTCTACACTCAGAATGCCGCCGCGGCCCAGTTCGAGAATGCAGGCCTGGCGCAGCAGCTGCAGCAGCAACAGTCCGGATTTAATGCCGAGCAGGCGGCCCTGAACCAGTACCTGCAAGAGCAATTTGCAATCCGCAACCAGCCGATCAATGAGATCTCATCGCTATTGAGCGGCAGCCAAGTCTCGCAGCCGAACTTCATTGGCACCAATGCGGCGCAGATCCCGACCACCGACGTTGCTGGTCTAGTCAATCAAAGTTTCAACCAGCAGCTCGGCATCTACCAGCAGCAAAATCAAAACTACCAGAGCCTCGCGGGCGGCATCCTGGGGCTCGGTGCTGGCGTGCTGAAGTCCGATGAGCGGGTGAAGGAAAACATAACCCGGATGGGCACGGTGTTTTCCGCCACCGACGAGGACGACGAGCCAGCGGCCCAGTTGCCGATCTATCAGTACAGCTACAAGGACGATCCAGCCTCCGTCATGCACATCGGTCCCATGGCGCAGGACGTCGAGAAGATCGACAAGGGTGCCGTCAAGACGATCGGCGGCATCAAGCACATCTATCCACAGCGCGTGATGGGCAACATCCTGAGGGCGGCATAAATGGCATATCCAGACAATGCGCCAGAGAGCACTGGACTATTCAGCTTCCTTGCTGGGGCGGACCCCAATGCACCGACCAACTACCCGGCGATGGAGGCGCGGCGCCGGATAGCGATGCAGCTGATGGCTGCCGCTGCACGAAAGGCCTATCCGAAAACCCTGGGCGAGGGCCTTAGCGCAATTGGCGAGGCGATCGGCAGCCGCAAGACGATGAACGACCTGGCTGCGATGGAGGCGGCCTATCAACGCCAGGCGCCGCAGGCGGTGGACATTCCTGCCGCAGAACGCCGCGGGGAGCCTACCGTAAGCGATGCTGGCGAGGAGGACACGCCAGACACAGCACCGACAAAAACCGCGGACCTAGTGCCGGACGTTCCGCCGCCACAGCGCACGACGACTGCAGACGTGCCGCCGCCGTCAGTGCCTGTCGCTGCTGCAGGCATTCCGCCGCCAGCGCCCGTGGCTGCTGCAGATAGCTACAACCCGATCATTCGGACAAACCCAGACGGGACCATTGCAGGCAACATCACCGCGCCGACTGAGCCTCGTGCGGCGCCTGTTGTCGCGCCGCCAGCGGCCCGCCCACAGGCGGTGCTGTCGCCAGGTATTCGTGATCGCATAGCCCTGGCTGCATTACAGCAACAGCAGATGCTACGGCCGCAGGCGGTGCCGCCGCCAAACCCTACGCTGCCGGGGGTTACGCCCCCGGATACACCGGCATCGTTCCAGGGACCGGCTACACCTACAATCTCTGGCCCGATCCAACCGCCTGACCAGCGGCTGGCGCTGGCCGACACGGGCACCATCTCCGACATTGCGCCCGTGCCGCTGGCGGGCACCCTGTCCGGCATTCCGCCCGCGCCGCCGGTACCACTGCAAATCAGGAGTATGCCACAGCAGGTCGTGGCGCAAGCTGCCGGTCTCCCGCAGGCCGGTGTGCCTTCACCGGAGACGCCGCCGCAGCCCTACGAGGCGCCACCCAGCGTCGGCCGGGCGCCGCCACCCTCGGCCATCGGAAGCACGTTCCCAGAGCCGCCCCGGATGCCGCGCAAGTCCGACACCTACCTGCGGGTGGAAGACGCCTACCGTTCCGCGCAACGCTTCGGCGATCCCTATGCAACGGCCGCCATCAAGAGCCAGCTCGACCAGCTGGAGCAGGCGCGCCAGGAGGCCTACAGGCCGATGCTGGAGGCGTGGCAGGCCAAGCGCGAGATCTATGCGAAGGCAGAGGAGGAGCGCCAAAAGCAGCAGCTCCCGGCGAATGAAATCGCGCTGCGCGAGGCCGAGCTGAGGCTGCAAAGGGCCACCATGGATGAGCGCGAGCGCCAGCGGCTGGGCGAGGTGCCAAAAGAAACCTGGATCGCCAACCTCGCCAAGGGCCGTGAAGCCACTGCAGGGCTCGGGTCGAATGCCGTGTCGATCGCACGGGCGCGCGCCCTGGCGGGTCAGATGTACACTGGCTCCGGGGCCGACTTCGAAACTTCACTCAGCAAGATCGCAAACCTGATCGGCATTCCGCTCAATCCCGCGGCTTCCGCCACCGAGCAATTCAAGCAGGTGATGGCGCCGCTGATGTCGCAATTCAGGCAGGTGATCGTCGGCGCCGGGTCGCAGTCCGAGGGAGAGCTGCGAATACTGCAGCAGGCGACGGCCGCCGACGCCAAGCTGACACCGGAGACAATCAAGAACGCACTGGATGCCGCCGAGAGCCTGAACTCGAGGCTGGCGCTGCAGCACCAGCAGCTGGTGCGGCGGTTTGCTGGCGACGAGCCCAATCAGCAGGGCGCGACCTATGGCAATTTCGGCGTTCCGAATATGGAAAGCATCGTCCCGCAAAAGTATGTCGACCGGCTTTTCAGGCACGACAGCGCGCAGGCGCGAAAGGAGTTCGACGACGCCTTCCACACGCCGGGCCTCGCCGCGACCGTCCTGCGAAACCGAAGATACGTTGGGCCATGAGGACATGAGAGATGGGCTTGTTTGATGACGTCAGCGGCGGTCCGGCGCCGGACCTTCCACCGGAGGACGTCCTGGTGTCGCCGTCTGCAGGCGTCAGGGTCGCACCTGTGCCGCCGCTGGCAACCGTGCCGCGCGGATTATTCAGTGACGTCGGCGGCGATGTCCCGACGCCGCCGCAGCGGCCGGATCCTAATGCAGTCGACTGGAGCAAGTTTAACCAGCCGCTCGGCGAGCTGAAGCCATCCGATCCGAGCTGGACCGAGTACACCAAGTCGAAGGGCCAGGACGCCCTGATGGCGGCGGGGATGCCGCCATATACGGCGCGCCACTGGTCCGAGGGCCTGGTCGGCATTGGCGGCCTCACGCCGATGGGCAGCGTGTTGTCGGCGGCAGACGCCGCCTACAATGCCCAGCGCGGCAATTATGGTTCTGCCGTGATTGACGCGATCGGCGCGGCGCCGGGCGCCCTGGCGATCAAAAGGTTTACCAGGGGAATGCCGAGGATCGACACCGCCGAGATCCCAAAATTCAATCCTGCGACAGGGAGGGATGAGCTGCAGGATATCGCCAGGTCACAGTATCGTGCCGTCGACGCCAGTCCCGTTGTCTACCACCCGTCGATGATGGATGATCTGGTGAACGCAATCCGCACGTCTTTAACCCAGAGAGGATTTAACCCTGTCAAGGCTCCCTCAGTCTTCTCGGCCCTCGATGCTGCCGTCAACCGGCCAGCACCGCCACCTGGTGCAATCAACATCATCACCCCTAACGACTTCGACACCCTGCGGCAGCAACTACGGGGCGGTGCCCCAGGCACGCAGGACAGCTCTGCAGGGCGTCTCGCCATTGACAGGCTGGATCGAGCGATGGCGAACCCACTTCCACAGCATGTTCTGCGTGGAAGTCGGGCAGACCTGGATACTGTCGGACGCAATCTCGCAGATGCTCGCGGCAATTACCGGGCGTACACAAATGCAGACGTCGTCGAAGGCAAGATCGACACTGCCGCAATCAAGGCCGACATCGCACACTCCGGCGGAAATCTCGACAACACCACGCGACAGTATCTCGGTGGACTACTCACGACCAAGGCCGGGCAGCGTGCCATTGCCGGAACCACAGACGCTGAGAAGGCCGCAATCGAGCAGGCCGCCCGCGGCGATTGGCTGACAAACGCACTGCGCTATGGCGGCAAGTTTCTGGGTGGCGGCGGCGGCCTCGGCCAGTATGTCGCCAGCTTCGGCGGCGGCAGCGCCGCCAGCGGTGCGGCTCACATGCTGGGCGCCGATCCGATTATGACAGGCGCAATCGGCGGCATGGGCACGGCGGCCACCATGGGCACTGGCATTGCCCTGCGAAACGCGGCTGATGCCCGCACCGTCAGGGCCGCCGAGGGCGTGGGCGACTTCATTCGCAAGAACTCGCCGGAGTATGCGCGGCGGAGCGCGCTCAGTCCGCCGATCATCGACCCCTTCACCGCGCAACGCGACGCCATTGCCTATGCCATGACCCCGCAATTGCGCCAGGGCGCGCAAAACATCTGGGACACGCTGCACATTCCCTACGACAACCGGGAGCAAGAGTAATGCCGCGCGACGGTTCAAACATCTACCATCGGCCAGCAGGCACCGACGCGGTCACCAACACCACGATCTCCTCGACCGCCTACAATGCCAATGTCGCCGACGTCGAGCAGGATCTCAACGTGCCGCGGCCGATCGTGGCGGGCGGCACAGGCTCCTCCAATGCGACGGCAGCGATCGCCGCCCTCGGCGGCGAGAAGGCCAAGCAAATCGTCGCCGACTTCAACAACGACCCGATCGTACCAGGATCGTTTTATGCGGCGACCACGGCCGTCAACTCGCCGATCGCAGGACACGCCTTCGCAGGCTACTGCTACAACACCAATGCATCAGACATCGCAATCCAGGTCATCGACGTCACCGATCCCAGTCACCTGACTTACTTGCGGGTCAAGAGCGCCGGGGTCTGGGGCGCGTTTGGTTCACCCCTCATCGAAGGCGGAACATTCTAATGTCAACGATCCAGCTCCGGCGCTCCACTACTTCGGGCAACGTCCCGCCGTCACTGGCGATCGGCGAGATCGCGATCAATGAAGCCGACCATCAATTTTTCCATCGCTCGCCGTCGGGATTGATCACGCCATTCGATGGCATGGCGGCGATGCGCAATGCAAATCTCGTCATCAATACTGGAATGCGCGTCAGTCAAGAGAGTGTCGCCAATGCCCAGACCGGTCTCTCTGTCGGCAAGTATATCGTCGACATGTTTGGATCGGCGATAACTGGAGGAGGAGTGTGCACAATCCAACAGGTAACAGATGCTCCTGCTGGTTTTTTCAACTCCGCCAAAATAAGCGTAACCACGGCCGACACAACCATTGCAGCTGGTGATAAATATTCGATCTACGCTGGAATTGAAGGCTATCGAATAGCCTTACTGGGATTTGGGGCGGCGGGAGCGTCACCGATTGCCGTAGGCTTTTGGGTCAAGGCTCATCGAGCTGGAATTTACTGCTTTGCCGTTGGCAATGCCGCCGCAGTCAGATCCTACGTTGCTCAATTCACGGTTAATGCCGCCGACACCTGGGAATACAAAACGATTGTCATTCCCGGAGACACGACCGGATCATGGCTAAATGATTTTCAGGTCGGAATGTATATTCAGTGGTGCCTGGCAGTCGGTTCAAGCGGCCAAACTACCGCGGGCGCGTGGCAGGCCGGGAATTTTGCAGGCACGTCCAGCAACGTCAACGGCGTCGGCGCGACAACCGACACTTTCCAGATCACCGGCGTTTCCATCATTCCTGGATCGGCACCAATCCCGTCGGACTTGTCGCGTTACATGCAACGAACTTTCGACGAAGAGCTGCGTTTTTGCCAGCGCTATTATCAAAAGGGCTACAGATACGCCGACGCCGTTGGGTCGAACAGGTCTGGCGATTTTAATGGCATAATTGGCACCTTTACGGGGACAGCCACAATCGGCACTCCGCTGGGCATGACTATTTTCTTTAGCTCGACAATGCGCTCAGTCCCAACGGTGACCGTATACGACACGCTCGGTGCCGCTGGTAAATGTTTCCGTGGGGGTACCGGAAAGGCGGCTGGTCTGAACAACGCCGCAGCAGAATATGGCTGCGAAATAGTGTCGAACGACACTACGAGTGCAAACAGTATGGAATTTTACTGGACGGCAGACGCGAGGATGTGACATGCACCTGATATTCCAAAATGCTCACTCCTCTCTTGTGCTTGATACGGATACTCAGGCCTGGATTAGCTGGAACAACACCCTCCACCAGCCTGAAGATATTAGTGGATACATTGGTCGCCAGTGGAGAGAGGCAGGCTCGCCGTTGCCTGATCCTTATGTCCCACCTCCGCCACCTCCGCCGGGGTGACCGCATGCTAATCCTGCTGGCATGGGCTGCATTTGCTAATCCGGCACTGCTGGTGCTGCACAATGCGGAAGGCCGCGAGGTGCTGATCAATCCAGGCGCCATCACCTCGTTGCGCGGCCGCCAGGGCGGCGAGACCTTCCCGCCTTCGGTTCACTGCCACATCGGACTGAGCGACGGAAAATTTCAGACCGTGAAGGAAGACTGTGCCCAGGTGAACGAGTTACTGGAGAAGTTGGAAAGGACTAAGCCATGAACATCGTGATCTCATCGGGCCACGGCCTCAAGGTGCGCGGCGCCAGCGGCGTGCTGGACGAAGTTGATGAGGCGCGTCGCGTCGTCGAGCAGATCGCCGACATCCTGCTGAAGCATGGCTTCGGCGTGCAGACCTTTCACGACGACATCTCCGAAACTCAGAATGAAAATCTGGAGGCCATCGTCGATTTTCATAATGCGCATAAGCGCGACCTCGACGTCTCCATCCACTTCAACGCCTACACCGACACCACAAAGCCGATGGGCACCGAGGTGCTTTATGTTTCCGACCGTGGCGCCGACATCGCCTCGCATGTCGTCAATGCGATCGCCAAGGTGGGCCTGGTCAATCGCGGCGCGAAACTCAGGACCGATCTTTATTTTCTCAACCAGACCGAAGAGACGGCCATCCTGATCGAAGTGTGCTTTGTCGACAGCACGGCCGACGCCGGGCTGTACGACACGCGGTTCATGGCGATCTGCAGGCTGATCGCCGCGGCCCTGGTGCTGGTGCTCGACGACCGCACCATCACCATGACCGACACCGGATCAGCCAGACTAGTGCCGCCCAACCAGACCGACATCATTGCCTCGGTGTTCGGCGGCGAGGGCGACTACAACGTCTCGGCCTATGACGAGACCAAGGTCTTGAATGACGAAGACCTCTACGTCGCCCTGCCGGATCGGTTCGAGGGCGAGCGTCCCGAGGTGTGGATGATCAACCGCAAAACCGGCAAGCATGCCGTGGCCGAGATCTGGGACGTCGGCCCCTGGAATATCGACGACCCCTATTGGCTGACTGGCGAGCGGCCGCAGGCCGAGAGCGGCACCGACATGACCGGGCGCCCGACCAATGGCGCCGGAATTGATCTTTCGCCTGCACTGGCAAAGGAGCTAGGTATTGATGGGATGGGCGAGGTAAGCTGGCGTTTCATTTAACCAAGAAGGAGAAGTTCATGGCTTATGTTCCTGTCACGATTAATGGCGTCGCGTACCCGAAGGCCAAGGACGGCAGCATGAAGCCGTTCCCGGTCACCATCGTCGGCACAGCCTGGCTCACCGGCCTCAGCGTCGGCGGTGGTCCTACCCCAGGTGGCCCGCCTCCGCATGTCGAGCACCCGATCCCGCCATGGGCCGAGCACCCGATCGAGCTGCCGCCGGTCGACACGGCGCCCCCAGATATTCCGATGGTGCCCTCCGAGCCAAAGCCGCCACCTGCCGACGGCGGCTGGGGCTGGTCGCCGGAATACGGCTGGGGCTACTTCCCGCCTCCAGGTTCGGCGCGGCCGAAGAGGTAACCACCACCTCCAGAGGAGGGAACCATGATCCAGTTCGCGATTGGACTACTGTGGCTGCTGATCGGCGTCATCATCGTCTGCGCCGTGATCTACCTGGTGTTCTATGTGCTCGACAGCGTGATGGGCGTCCCGATCCCGGAGCGCGTCAAGCAGGCGATCTGGCTGATCGTGCTCATCCTGGTGTTGATTAGTTTGCTGACGCTGATCGCGGGAGGCGGCGTCGGCAGCATGCACTTTCCAAAGCTCGGCTGAAAGCCAGGTCGAGCCACTGCCGCCATATCCGCCGCGCCCAGGAGATATCTGCAAAGGATGTTGAGCAACGCCGATATTATTCTGCTCTTGTTCTGCCTCACGATCCTGTCGGTGTTGGCGGTGATCGTACTGGTCGCGCAGGCGATCTGGAGCTGATGGCGCGCCCACAAAAAATGGCCGCCCCGGTTGCCCGGAGCGGCCATTCCCGTGTAAAGAGGTCAGACCCCTAACACTCACTATTGGCTTACTTTGGCCCCGGTCTCAAGCCGGGGTCTTTTTTTGTGCCTCGCGGATCGCGTCGAGCGCGGCCCGGCCGGTCAGTGGCATCTTTTTCAGATCGCCCGCTGCCTTTGCCTTCATCTTCGCAATCCGGCCCTGCGCCTTTTTGCGCTTGGTGTCGGCCTGTTCCTTCATGATCTGCTCGGCGACCGGATCGATCGTCTTGCGTTGCAGGAAGGTCGGGATCGCCAGATCATCGTCCGGGATTTTGAAGTCCTCAGTCGATGGTTGCCAGTCTTGTAACCGTCGATCGGCGCCGATGGCGTCGATCTGCTTGGCGAGATCTAGAACCGGCGGCAGCGTGACCTGAGAAGCCTTCTTTTCCATTCTCGCCTTTTGCCGCTCAAGCTTGTCGATCGCGTTCACCGCTCGCTTGAGGCGGGACTTCCACCGCTTGATCTTTTCGCAGACAAGAGTGTATTGTGACGTCGTCATCTTCATTCTCCACATTGTCAAAGAGCCCGTCGCGCGGTGTGCAACCACCGCCGACGTGCCACCATTATAGCAGATCGCGCGCTCGCCTGCTGGTTGAGTGAACCGAAATCGGGTTGAGCGCGAGAACGCGCACTGAAATCATTCACGAACAAAATTCAAAAAACCATGAAAAGTTACTTTTCCGGTTTTTGATACAACCGACAAAAAAGCGGCGCCAGGAAAAGGATTAAACCCGGCGCCGCCTTCCTCGATGAGCAACCCATGGGAAGCATAAGCCGCCCATCAAGCCGATGACCCCTAGAGTGCCACGACCTCCAAGGTGAATGCCGTCAGCGGCCTGTTGGGCCGACCGTCGGCGCGCAATGGCCGGGCCTTCGGCGTCCGGTGAGCGAACGTCAGGGCCTCCTCCATCGACTTGAACGTCATGGCCTCGGCAACGTCGTTTGTGAAGACGGCATCGCCGCGACCGTCGAACGCCTCGGGATCGTAGGCCTTGAGGTATTCGCCAGCAATCAGCTCGGGGCCCGAGACCGGCCCATAGGCCATAATCGTCCAGCTCATCGCTTGCACCTCCACATCTGGCGCCCATGCAAGTGATAGCTGTGCTTGCCCTTGCCCTGGCACACATCTGGCTCTGGATCGGCCGCAGCCTGTACCTGGGGTTCAGGCGCAGGATCCGGGACAATCCTCTCAGTGACCACCAGACGCGGACTGTTGGCCATACTGGCCATTGGGATCACGGTCACATTCGCCAGCTTGTTGCCGGTCGCAGGATCGTACATTTCGCCTTCCCGCGGAAAGTCGGTCGGGAAGCTGTTGCGGTCCTGCTCGGCCCGCCACATGCCGTAGTCGAGCAGCTTGGCGGCGAGCTGCGCCGCCTCCTGGGTCGTCATGATGTGCGGCTCCTCGGCTGCCCATGCCGAGGGCACCAGGATGAACATCAATAAGATTGCAACGACCTTCACTTGCCCCTCCCTGCTTCAGCCAAACAAAAACAAAAAGCAGCAGTCAGCGCGATAACGATCATTATGCTCACGGCTTCTTTCCCCCCATGATCATCTGCTGAAAGTTGTTGCAGGCAGCGCGGATGTCGGCCGCGACTGAATTGGTGTGCTCGATCTCGGCAGCAACGTGGCTACCCTTCTCGACGATCGCCTGCGCCATCTCGGCGATCACCTTCAGGTCGTTGTCGCACTCGCGCAGGCATTGCTCCAGGCGCTGGATGCGTTCCTTGACGACCTTGCCCATCTCCTCGACCGCCTTGGCGGCCTCCTCATACTGCTTCTGCACAGCCTCGGCCGTGAGGCGGCCGATGTCTTCGGGCTTGGGTGGATATGGCACTGGCCTGTCGAGCGGATGCACGGTCGACACGGTCGCCACGGTCGACAAATCGGCAGTCAGTTGATCCAATATCTTCCTGTTCATGGTTGGGTTCCTTTAGAGGCGGGATGCCTCTAACGCCCTACGGCGGGTAGGTCTTGCGACCGCCCGCCGTAGGTAGCGATGTTCAGGAAAAGGCTTAGGCGGCTTCGGCGAGGGCCCTCCACTCCGACTTGGGCAGCTCGACCACCTGGGCGCCGATCCGCTCCAGCTCAGTGGCGCGGTCGTAGCTGTCGATGTCGGCCGACAACCGGGTCACGGCGTTGTAGAGCCCGAACCGCGACAGCTCGCCGCCCTCGATCAGGTGGCGCAGCACGCCATGGCCCTCGATCTCGGTCAGGCCGAGGCGCTTGCTGGTGCGGGTGACGACCTGGACGACGTCGCCGTCGATCCTGTCGGCCTGCGTGCCCTCGACCTTATCAACCAGAGCATTAAACTGGACTTGATCGAACACGCCCTTGACGACGTCGCGCATCTTGCTCCACAGCGCGGCATTGTTCAGGCGCTTGGTCTTGTCCGACAGCATCGCGTACAGCTCGCCCTCGGCGATCGAGTGCTTGCCACCGAGGTGAGCCTGCCGCATCGAACGCTCGCCGAAGAACGACAGGTTCGAGCAGAACCCGTCATAGATGCCGCCCCGGATCGACAGCGCGCCGAGGCCGACTTCGCTGTTGGAGATGGTGATCGCCGGGGACACGGTGCGGACGATGGTGTGGCCACCATCACCGAACCGGGCACCGGTCTTGGCCAGCTCACGGCACACCTTGGCATCGACTGCCTTGATGTAGAGCCGCGTGTCAGTGATGTCGCACGAGGCAATGTCGAGGCCCAGGTCACGGATCACCGGCAGGATCGCCTCTGCGGCGTCCTCGTTTTCCATGTCAGTGGAAAACTTGTCGGAGACGAAGGCGCGGGCAACCTTGTCGAGCGTGCGAACCATGCGCGGCGCCGGGAAGCGTTCGAACCAGCGATTGACGTTAGTGGCGAGCAGGTCAGGCGCCTGTTGCCGCATCCGGTCGTAGTACTTCGAGGGGATCTCGGCGTGGGCGCCGATCTGGTTATGCGCGATGTTATTGATTTTGAAATCGCGATGACCACCAACAACAAGAAATGGCTCATTGCCAACCGCCTGCATTTCCATGTTCTTGGTCGAGGCGACCAGGTCCGACTTGGCACTGGCGCGGCGCTCGATCTCGATCGCGAGTTCAGAGAGGGTTTTACCGGTCTTCATGGCTAAGTTCCTTTTTACGGGCAGAAGTGCCCGCCCAGGTTCTAGCCCAGCCCGTCACCCCTGACAAGCTAATATTGTCACCCTAACCAGCGATCAGTTCGGCCAGCGTCACCATTGCGCGCGCTACGGCGCGGTCCTTGATGTCGGCATAGGCGCGCAACAGCCGCATCGTGGCTGCGTCGTGGCCCGATAACAGCGTGTCAACCTGCTCTTTGCGCACCGGACTGCCGTCGCCATAGAAGTAGCTGATCGGCACATCCAGCGCTTCGGCGATCCGTTGCAGCCGCGACATGGTGATGCGGTTGATGGCATTCTCGTATTTCTGCACCTGCTGAAACGTGACGCCGATGGCTTCGCCCAGTTCGTCCTGCGATATGTTGCACTCGGCACGACGGCTTCGCACGCGCTGGCCAATCGTGACATCGGCAGCGGTTTTCGTGCGAGGGTTAATTTTTCGTTTCGCTTTCATCATTTGATCAATCCTTCTTTTTTGGCGTGCTGGTAACCCGCTTCAGCTTCCTCCCGGTTGCGATAGGTGCCATCACCCTGAATGCCGACAAGGATCGACGGCGGCATCGGCAACGGTTGATGGGTCGGCCTCCACAAGTGCAGGACGTTCGGATGATTGTTGACGTACTCGGATTGCGGCGGGTGATACTGCACCACGCATTCGTGCAGCTCCCAAAATTCATTCTTGACCCAGCACATTTCATCCCAGTTCGGAACGCGGTTGGTGGTCGAGACCGAAACGTGCTCCCACGGGTATTCCTGATCTCCTGCACTGGCGAGGATCGTCAGCGCCGTTCCCTTCGGTCCCCAGACCCTGAATGCGCCGTTCGGACCGTCGCGGCTGTCACTACGGAATTGGCCGTGCCTAATCCGGCCATGCTCCATTTTTTCAGACAAGGTCTTTTTCATCGCCGGTTCGATCGGTACAGCTCCGGCCGCAACTTCTCGCGCGGAATGCCGGTCGCCTCCTCGATCGGCACAATCCAGTGTGCCGGGATCGTCTTCCAGGATTGAATATTCTGATAGTTAATGCCGATCGCCCGTCCCAGGGCCCGCACCCCGCCAGCCTTCTCGCAAGCAACGTCGATGATCTCGTCGCGCTCCGCTTTACTCACCTTCATGGGGAAACCTCCAATACTGACAGACATTTATTGTTGACATTACGAGATTGTCAACCACAGATATCAAATCTCTCGACAACCCTGGGGTAGCCAATGACCAATCCTGCGATAATGGATGCGCTCGCCCGAGCCATCGACGAGGAGCTGAACGGCGATTTAAAACGAGACGCCCGCGCCATCGGCTTTTGCCTGATCGTGTTTCCGTTTCGCAAGCCGCGCGGCACCGTCAACTACATCAGCAATGCCAAGCGCGAGCAGATCGTCGAGCTGCTCGAGCAGCAATTAGAAATATTCAGGAAAAAGAAAAAGGTGCCGTCGTGAGCTACAAAATACCGGCGTCGCCCTGCGTCCACTGCGGCATAGTGCTGGATGGCGCCGCAGCGGCGAGAGGAAACAATAAACCTAAGCCTGGCGATTTTTCGATCTGCATCGAGTGCAGTCACCTGATGGTATTCGCCGACGATCTGTCGCTGCGCGATCTCAACGACGAGGAGATGCATGTGATCGCTGGTGACAAATCGATGCTGGCAGTGATGGCGGCGCTGGTGCGGATCAGGAAGGCGAAAAAAAGACGGTGAGCAAAAGCCCAGAACATCATCTGCAATGTGAGCTAGTGAGTTGGCTCACAGCCCACGCCCGGCCTGACGTGCAGTGGTTTGCCGTGCCGAACGGCGACCTGCGTCATCCGCGCGTTGCGATGCGGCTGAAGGCCGAGGGCGTTCGGCCGGGCGTTGCCGATCTCTGCTTCATGTTGCCGGAGGGTCGAACCGGGTGGCTGGAATTGAAAGCCAAACGCGGCGTGCTGTCCGATGAGCAGAAGGGGTTTGCCGCCAGGGCAATGCGGCTCGGTCATTATTGGAGCATGGTGCGAAGCGTCGACGAGGCGGCCGCGGTGCTGGCACGCTGGGATGTGGTGAGAGACCGAGCATGAGCAATCCCTGGCTCGACTTCTACGAGAGCAGCATTTCGCGCAGGCCGCGGAAGACGGTGCCGCGGGTGGTCAAGAGCGACCGCGAGGCGCCGATGGTCAGGACGGGCGCCGAAAAGCAAGTCGAGGAAAACAATGCCCTGTTCCGCCGCTACAGGCGATACAAGGCGCACGAGTACAAGCAGGCCCTGGAAGGCGAGCATGGTGCAATGCTGCACGAGCTGCGCGACACGCTGAAGGCGATGACACTCGACGACGGCGCCGATCGCCTGCTGGAGGTGATGCAAAAATTTTGCTGGCTACGCGGCTGCGATCGCACGCTACGGCAGCTCGTGCTGCACATGATCGACGAGGCGATTTGCCGACTGCGAGTGCAAAACGGACTGCCCGTGATCGACGACGCACTGCCAGGTGAAGAGGACACTGCGTTCCAGATTTGTAGAACTCATCTAAGCCGAGGAGATCCTCCATGAGGGACCGGGTTTCACCACACCATTTCAAACCAAGACTGTTTGGTTTTCCCGTCTGCACTTTTTGCGGACAAATGGAAAATTCAGCGGTTCACATCGGTTCACCCAGATACAACGCAGAACACTCGGCCCTCGCCAGGAACACCGATCCAGACACTTCGCACGAGGCTGCAGAAAAACTCGATACCACCGCACTGGAAGCTAAGGTCTACCGGGTGCTGCGGCTCTACGGTCCTCCCAGGGGCAAGCCGATGTGCGTGGTCGAGATATGGCACCACCTGCCCGAACTGTCGGTCGATACCATCAGTCCACGCATGTGTCAGATGGTGAAGAAGGGGTTTATCATCCTGCTCGGTAAGGAGCCGCGCGGCAACCGCCACAACAGGATCGTCAGCCAGCAGGTCTACGCCATCGCACCAAGACAAATGGAGCTGTTCAAGTGAACATCGTCAAGCAGGCCGTCGAGGCCTACGTCAAAGCCAACCAGAAAGACATGGGCCCGCACGATCGCACGAGAACCGTCGGCGGCAGCGAGATTGGCCAGTGCGAGCGCAAGGTCTGGGCCCACAAAATGGAAGGGTTGAAGTGGGGGGTTGAGCGCGATCCCGACTACGTCGAAAACTGGGGCGCACAATGGCGCGGCCAAATCATTGAGAAGCATTTTTTGGTGCCAGCCATCAAAGCCATTTATCCCCACACCATTGGTCTCGGCGAGGATCAGCAAACCCTGGTAGATGGCCTGATCTCGGCGACACCCGACTGCTTCGTGCTCGATCGGCGCAGTGAATTTTTGATCGAATTTAAAAGCATCGATCCGCGGGTGCGCCTGCAGGAGCCGAAGCCCGAGCATGTCTACCAGGTGCAGGTGCAGATGGGAATTTTGCATGCCCGCACCAAGCGGCGGCCACGCTATGCCATCCTGGCCTATGTCGATGCGTCATTCTTAAACGAGATTACTGAATTTCAAATCGACTACGATCCTGACGTCTACCAACGCGCCAAAATTCGTGCCGGAAAAATTCTCGGCGCGTTGACGATGCACGAATTAAAGCCCGAGGGTTGGATTGCGGGCGGCAAGGAGTGCGAGTATTGCGCCTTCACGCGAGCCTGTGGCATTGCCCGCACGGCCGTCCCTGCCGACGACGCCATCGAGCCCGCCGATCCACAGCTGGTCGCCGAGATAAGCGACATGGCAAAGCAATTGAAGGTCGTCGAGGCGCTGCTGTCATCCTATGAGGAAGACAAGCGCGAACTGCAGAACGACATCAAGGAGCGGATGCGGGAGAAGGGACTGAAGCGCGTGGTTGGTGAGGGCGTGTCAATCACCTGGACTGCCGTCAAGGGCCGCGACAGTTGGGACATGCTGCCGTTGCTGGGTGCGGCGTCGGACGCTGGTGTCGAAGTTGAAACATTCAAGAAACCCGGCGAGCCCGGCGATCGGCTAACCGTGACGCTGAAGAAAAGCGCGGCAGCGGCATGATCCCTCCGATTACACTGGCAGAAAAATTACACTGCGTCGCCCGTGAGCTGGCGATGCGCCGTCGCGTCTATCCGCGTCTAGTGTTCCAAGGCAAGATGAAGGAGGAGAAGGCAGACCATGAAACTGAAGTGATGCAGGCAATTGTTGAAGATTACAGAAAGCAATTAACCTCAACCGTGAAACAGGAGACTTTAAAATGGGAAAGATGAAAGAAGCGACTACAACGACGACGACTTCGCAGGCGGTGGCGACGCAAGAGAGCAATCCCTGGCTCGACTACGGCAATTCTGCCACCGGCACCCGCATCGTCGGCCAGCTGCTGAAATTTTCAAAGTTCGGGCAGTGGACGGCAGGCCAGGACAACATCGAGATCCCGATGGGCACCAGGATGATCGCACACGCGATCGAGATTTATGTCGGTTGGATCAAGTGGCAGGACAACAAGCCAGTCGAGCAGCTGATGCACAAGCTGGGCGACGGCATCAAACCCCCGTCGCGTGCCGAACTCGGCGACACCGACAGTGCAGCCTGGGACATCGGCATCGACGATCGGCCGCGGGATCCCTGGCAATTTTCCAACTACCTTGTCCTGATGGACGATGATGGTGGGCTTTACACGTTTGCGACCGCGTCAAAGGGCGGCATCCAGGCCGTCGGCTCACTCGCCAAGGCCTACGGCTTGCGGATGCGTCAACACCCTAACGAGTTGCCCGTGGTGGAGCTGGGCTGGGACAGCTACGACCACCCCAACAAGGCCTATGGTGAGATCCGCTATCCGGTTTTCGAGATCACTAGCTGGGTCGATCGCGACGCAATCGATGCGGTGCTGCTCGCTAGCCAGGGCAGTGGCGGTGGTGAGCCGGACGAGCCTGACGACGAGCCGATGCCGCCGACCAAGCCACAACCGACCAAGCCACAACCGACCCGGCCGGAGCCGACCCGGCCGCAGCCTGCGGCCCAGCAGGCCCACACCCAGGCACCGAACCGCAAGGCGCGGTTCTAGCCATCAACAGGAGCACGCCGCCCCATCTCGACAACGGGCTGGGGCGGCGTAATTGTGTGTGCCGCCCAAATCAATCGGCCGCCCACTGCAGAAGCAGAAGACGGCCGAATAGGAACGCCAGAACAGCTGTGATCCTATTCGCCCCGCTAATGTAGCGCAAGTGGCCCAACCTGTTTCACGTGAAACAAGAAGGCCTTGACCTCAAATGTTAGACCAGCAGCAGGATGTCACCACCGACACCATCATCCTAACCACATTCAGGGACGTCACCGGCAAGCCGCACCGGCTCGCGACCACGTTGCCGCAACTGGCCGACCGCATCCGGCAGACCGTGGCGCCGAGCAAGGCGGCACTGCCGCTACTCAAGATGGCGGTGTTCGGTGGGCAGCGGAGTGCAGGCGGCAGCCTGCGCAACAATGCCAATGTCCGGTTCGTCACCGGCATCGAGGTCGAGCACGATGCGGGCATCGTGAGTTTTCAGAATGCCCTGGACGTGATGGATGCCGCCGACGTCAGGTGCGTGCTCTACACCACACCCTCGCACCGCCCCGGCGCCGAGCGCTGGCGGATCCTGGCGCCGCTGTCGCGGCAGCACGAGCCAGCCTATCGCGAGAAGGCGGTGGCGCGGCTGAACGGGCTGTTCAATGGCTACCTGGCGCCAGAGAGTTTCACCCTGTCGCAGGCCTACTACTACGGCCACGTCGAGGGCAGCAGCTTCGAATGCCACGGCCTCGGCGGCCGGTTCCTGGACCTGTGCGACGAGTACTATGCCGGTTCGATCGACAAGGAGGGCCACAGCATAATAGGCGGCCAAATAGGCGGGAAGGGTATGGGTGCGCCGCAACATGAAGGTGACCGATCCTACCCTTCCGCACGAAAAGAGAACGACCCCGGCCCAGTCGACGTCGGCAAGGTCCGCGCTGCGCTCGACGTCGTCAGCCCCGACTGCTCCTACGAGGTCTGGCTGAAGGTGGCAGGCGCGCTGCACCACGCGCTCGGCGAGGCTGGGTTCACCCTATTCGACCAGTGGTCTGCGGGCGCGCCACGGCTGTATCGGGAGAAGGAGAGCGCCGCCCACTGGCGTGGCGCCCGCACCCTTCGCGACATCACGATCGGCAGCCTGTACTGGCTGGCATCGGAGGCCGACCCGTCCTGGTCGGCACGCTACGAGATGATCAAGACCTATGATGACCCCCTCGGCAGCTCTTCATTGGCTCAAACAGTGAACGACAATGTGGTGGCGTTTAAGGGCCCCACCAGGGAGCCTAGGGCGGCCGCTGGTGAGCCTCCGCTGTACTGGCTGGATATGCAGCCCTGGACTGGAACGCCGAAGCCAGTGCGGTCCTGGGCGATCCTGGACCGCACGCCACTGGGCGAGGCGGGGCTATTCTCCGGCGAGGGCGGCACGGGCAAGTCGATCATCGAGCTGATGAAGGACGTGGCGCATTGCTGCGCCAAGAGCTGGCTGGGCTCGATGCCAGAGCCGGGGGGTGCATTCTACCTGGGCGCCGAGGATAGCGTCGACGAGCTGCACATCCGCCTGCATGACATCGCGGCACACTACCAGGTGACGTTTCAGGAGATGATCGATGGCGGGCTGAAAATCCTACCGTTCCTGGGCAAGGATGCAGTGTTGTGTGCCGCGGTCGGCAAGGGCGGCCGGATCGAGCCGACGCCGCTCTATGGGCAAATCCTGGAGGCGGCAGGCGACTTAAAACCGAAGAACATCTCGATCGACACACTGAGCCACGTGTTTGCCGGAAACGAGATCGACCGCATCCAGGTCACGGCCTTCAAGATGTACATGCAGCATCTTGCCGCCGTCGCACAGGGCTCAGTCACCATCCTGTCACACCCGTCACTGGCGGGGATGGCGAGCGGCACTGGCATTTCCGGGTCGACGGCCTGGCACAATGCATTCCGGTTCCGGCACTACTTGACGTCGATCAAGGCGCCAGAGGAGGTCAGCACGAATGATGAGGCGTCCAACAGCAGTGCCAGCCTGCGCGAGATCCAATTCCTAAAGAACCAGTATGGCGCGCTCGGGACGTCGATCAAGCTGCGCTACGAGGCTGGCGTATTCGTGCCAGTCGACACCCTGACGGGCCCAGGCAAGCTGATCGCCAGGGCACGGGCCCAGGAGGTGTTCCTGGCGCTCTTGGCGAGGTTCAAGCAGCAGGGGCGCAATGTCAGCGACAAGCACCGGTCGCCGACCCATGCCCCTGCGGCCTTCGCAGGCGAGCCCGAGGCGGTCAAGGCCAGGGTGACGAAGGCAGACTTCGGGGTGGCGATGCGGGAGCTGTTTGCCGCCGGGAAAATCAGGGTCGAACGCTACGGCCGGAGCGATCGGGATTTTAGCAGAATTGTCGTCGCAGACGATGCTGCGGTGCGGGAGAATTAGCTTGTCTACTCGGGTGTCTACTAGGGTTCCAAACCTTGTCCACTCTGTCCACTCGTTTGTCTGCTCACTCACGGTCCCTATAGTAGAAAGCCGTGTAGACACGGCATGTCTACTTTCTACCATAGGGCCCGACCGCAGCCGACCAGTAGACAATGCTGCAGTGCAGAAATTTAGTGGGTGACGGGGGTGCCCAGGAAGCGCAAATTGAGGCGCGCGCCCCTGCCCGACACTGCCATGCCGCCACGCGAACGGTTGACGCATGGCGACTTCGAGATCGGCGGCGAGGGCCGCCACCGCGTGGTCCGGATGCTCACCCCGCTCGACCGCCTCAAGGCGCTCCAGCAAATCAGCCAGGCTCAGTACGAGGCACTGCGGCTCCTGCACCTGCATTGGTTCCTCGGATGCCTGGCGCCCCAGCTGCGCGCCGTCGACCTGGAGCGGACGCCCGGCAGTGGCGCTGGTCCGATCGATGCCCTGGCACACCAGGAAGACTACTACCGTGGCATGAGGAGGCTGACACCGATCGAGCGTTCGGTCGCGACGACGCTCGCGTTGTCCGAGTTCGGGCTGACCTCGGCGGGCGCCATGCTCGGATACCAGTCGCCCTACCGGGGCCGCATGGCGGCGCTGAAAATCCTGCAGTCTGCCGCCGATCGGCTGATCGAGGCGTGGCGGATTTGACAAAGGGGCGGAAAACGGTATCTATTTGGCAAATTGCAAAAGCCGCCCCCGACCAGGGCGGCTTTTGGTTTTTCGTAACATTGATCAGATTAGCTAATGCAGATTAGCTAATACTCAATCGATTGAGCAGGCGGGAAGCCGTCATCGGCGCCCAGGCGCCACCGCGCTCGGTCTTGACGCCACAGCCGTTGAGAAAAACTGCGAGGCGGCGGACTGATGCTCTTTGGCCTTCGCTCGTCATGAACCCGGTGACGATCGGGCGAAGCGTCTCGGCGAACGCAACGGCGCGATCGGCTTGCATCTTGGCGCCATTGGGTGAGCCCAGCTTGACGCCGCGGGCCTTGGCGGCCGCCAGCGCCACCTTGGTGCGCGACGAGATCATGCGGCGCTCCTGCTCGGCGAGCGCAGCGTAGATGTGGAGCATGAATGGATCGGCATTGGCGCCCAACTCGGCGACAACGAACGGTACACGCTGCGCCATCAAGCCTGCGATGAAGGCGACGTCACGCGACAGCCGATCAAGCTTGGCGACGACGACGGCGCAGCCTGCAGTCTTGGCAGCCTCTAGTGCGGAGGCCAGCTTGGGTCGCGTCGTCAGCGCGTCGCTTCCCTTACCGGTCTCAACTTCAATGAAGGTCGCCGAAAGGGTGATGCCCTCGGCGGCGCAGAAGCGCAGGATGGCATCCTGTTGCGCCTCAAGGCCAAGGCCAGAGCGGCCTTGGGCCTGGGTGGAAACGCGGATGTAGGCGATTGCGGTTTTCATTGGTTTACTTCCCCTTGGTCCAGTCAACCCAGATCACCCCAGCCGGGCTGACCTTGATGAATACGCCGCGGGGAGCATCAGCTCCGCTGCCTGCGGTGACCCACTGGCCACGCCGGAGCTGGAGCGGATCAGCAGTCCAAATGTCGATCGCCTCGGGCGAGCGCGTCACCAGGCGGCACACCAACGAGATGATCGACCTGATCCAAAATTTGATCGTCTTCATTTGCTTTTTCCTTTTAGGCTTAATTGCCTGTCACACCATAACGGTTGTCACACCTCAGTGCAACAGGAAAAACATGTCGAACCTGAAAAATATTCGCCTGGTCGCCGACGAAGGCGAGCGCGTCGAGCGCATCACCAGGCAGCACACCGAGGAGATGGTCGCCCTGGTGCGCGAAGAAATAAAATTGCTGAAGGAGCTGGTCGAGGAGCTGCAGGCCTCGGTCGATCGGCTCTCAACCGAACGCTAAGACGTTGGAGACACAAGTGCCCAGACCTAAACTCGTATCGGATTTGAAGAGCGCAGCGCGAGATCACACCGAAATGGCGCTGCGCGTTCTGTCAGGTATTGCGGCGCAGCCGAAGAGCCCGGCGAGTGCGCGCGTCCACGCCGCGGCGATCCTACTCGAGCGCGGTTGGGGTAAACCGGAGCAAGGCCACACGATTGCTGGCCGCGACGGCGGCGACATTAAGGTCGTCATCCGGCAGATCGTTGAAAGTGTTGGACAAAACCCCGTCGAGCCCGAGCCCGACAAGGAATAGCTGTCACACCCTTACGTTCGTGAGGCTGTGACAAGGCGATGTTGTCACCTCGACCATAATCGATTCTAACCCATTGATGTTGCTGTAATAGGCTGGCGCTACGTATACCAGGGCGCCACGACCGATGGGTGGGTGGTCATAGGGGGGTGGTTTGTCGGGATCGATATGACCATGGTACCGGTACCGGTAACTACACCACATTTTCGAGCCGATATTTCAGTGGCTGCACGGCCGTTGGACTTTTGAAGCCCATATCCAATTCAAAAGTCCAATGTTGACTTTTTCTCCCATCCTGCAGGGGTCCAAAAATCAACATCGAGATGTCGCGGAATGTCGCGGATTGTCGCGGATTGTCGCATCGTCCAACCTGAGGGGAGACGTTCCATGCCGTGGGTAGTCATCGCACCGCCAGCCTGTGGAGAACCAGCCATGAGGGAAAAACCGACGCTGATCCTGGCGGGTGATGACAACACGATTACTCGGTGGCTCGGGCCCGTCGTGTGGCGGCAGACTGCGCCTTACGATTTCAAGAAATTTGATGAAGTGTTGCGCCGACTGCAGGCGTGGCGCGATGCGGATCACGAGGACAATCTTGTGCTTTATCGCACTCACGTCATTGAGATCATAGAAGGCGTGAAGGCGCTGCGTGACGCACGGTGACCATGGGCATCTACGATCAATTCTTACCGCCACCGCGACCACCGGGAGTGCCGCCGGAGGCACGCAAGGAGATTAGGCATGAGGAACGTCAAGAAGGTCGTGACGGGGAAGAAGCGGGGCAAGCCGGGGGAGAAGTGGGGCAAGCCGAAGTCACGGGCGTTGCCGGGGTACGCGCCGATCGAGAGCCCGCCGAAGCTGCACCGCAAAAGGCGGCGTTTGACCGTGTCGCCTACCAGCGTGAGTACATGAGGCGGCGCCGGGCTGCGGCCAGGGCAAAGGGCTGATGGTGATGGGTGGAGTGGCGCAGGACGACGAGATTGTCCTGCCGCACCGTGGCTGGCTGCCGCGGGCTCATCAGATGAAGCTGTGGCAGTACTTGCAGGATGGTGGCGAGCGTGCGATTGCGGTCTGGCACCGCCGTGCGGGCAAGGACGAGATTTGCCTGCACCATGCAGCGTGTGCGGCACTGAAGCGGCAGGGCAATTACTGGCACTGCCTGCCGGAGTTTCTGCAGGGCAGAAAAGCAATCTGGACCTCGATCAATGCGCACACTGGGCGGCGAAGGATTGACGAGGCGTTTCCGCCTTACATTCGTGAAAGCACCAATGATAACGAGATGTTTATACGTTTCGTTAATGGTTCGACCTGGCAGATTATTGGCTCTGATCGTTACGATGCGACACTGGGTTCTGGTGTTGCGGGTATCACTTACTCCGAGTGGGCATTAGCAAACCCGAGCGCCTGGGCCTATCACCGGCCGATCCTGGAGGAGAACAAGGGCTGGGCGGTTTTTATTACGACGCCGCGCGGTCACAACCATGCGCATTCGATGTTTAAGCATGCGCAAGTGAGCAAGGCGTGGTTTTCTGAATTGCTGACGGCGCTCGACACTGGTGCCTTGAGCCGTGACGAGCTGGAGGAGGCCGAGGCCGAGTACATCGCGCTGCACGGCACTGACGTCGGCCGTGCGTTGTTTCAGCAGGAGTACATGTCGAGCTGGAATGCCGCGATCCTCGGCGCCTTTTATGCCTTTGAGATGGCGGCGGTGCGGAGCGAGGAGCGCATTGCTGAGATCGAGGCGCGGCCTGGCGTGCCGGTGCACCGGGCCTGGGATCTCGGCGTCCGCGACGACACGGCGATCTGGTGGTTTCAGAACGTCGGCTCACAGTGTTTCGTGCTCGACCACTATGCGGCCTCAGGTGTCGGGGTCGAGCACTATGCGGACGAGATCGAAGCCAGGGGCAAGCGCTATAGTTGGACGGGCGGCAACGACTACGTGCCGCACGATGCCAAGATCAAGGAGTGGGGGAGTGGCAAGACCCGCGTCGAGACCATGCAGGCGCTCGGGCTGTCGCCGATGCTGGTGCCGCTGGCGACCATTGCCGACGGCATTCATGCGGTGCGGCAATTGCTGCCGCTGACGGTGTTTCACCCGCGCTGCGAGGAGGGTATTGGCGCACTCGAGCAGTATGCGCGCGAGTGGGACGACGACAAGAAGGCGTTCCGGGCGAGTGCCGTCCACAACTGGACGTCCCATCCTGCGGACGCCTTTCGCTATCTTGCCCTGGCCCGGCAGAAGCCTGTTGTGATCAAGGCCAAGGAGCCGGTACGTCGCGGCATTGTCATTCCGCCGCCACCTGAACCGCGACATGGAGGGATCCGATTGTGAAAAAGCACCCGGAGTTATTCGATGACTGACGAGACTACCGGTCCGCCGGTCGAAGAAGACATCCGCGCCGACGACGACGAATTTAATCCGACCATCGAGCCACGCAAAGCCAGAGCGTGGCTTAATCTTTTGCAGGAGAGCGAAGACGCCTTCGAGAAGTACAACGAGCATTGCGACCTGATCGATCGGCAGTATGCTTCGCTCGACCGGCTCGCCAACAATGTGCGTGACAAAGAATTTCAGATGTTCTGGTCGAATGCCGAGGTGTTGAAGCCATCGATCTATGCCAAGAAGCCAGTGCCGGTGGTGGTGCCGAAGTTCATGGACCGGCGGCCGGTGTACCAGGCTGCGGCTGAAACCATGGAGCGCTGCGCAGTGGTGGCGTTCGACTTGGGTGACATCGATGAATTGATGAAGCTGGTGCGCGACGACCTGGCGCTGGTCGATCGCGGCGTTGTCTGGTGCCGCTACGAAGGCTCCGGGGACACCGACGACGACTATGAAAAGGTTTGCTACGACTTCAAGAACCGTCGGGATTTTCTGCATTCGATCTCGCGCAACTGGCGTGAGGTGACTTGGGTTGCCGCGGCGTCGTACTTGACGCGCGCGGAGGCGCGCAAGCGATTTAGAAAATTCTCCGGCGACGAATACCAGAATGCCGAATACAAGGTCGACAAGAAACTGGAGGAGGTCGGTGGCGCCGACAAGCGCGAACGGGCGAAGTTCTGGGAAATCTGGTCACTCAGCGATCGGCGGGTGTGCTGGGTGGCGCACGGCTGCGAGCTGATCCTCGACGAGGATGATCCGCACTTGAAGCTGCGCGGATTTTATCCTTGTCCGAAGCCCGCCTATGGCACCTGCCAGCGTGGCAGCCTGGTCCCGGTCCCTGACGTGCTGCAGTACAAGGACCAGCTGGAAGAGATCAACTTGCTGACGGCCAAAATCCACGCCCTGTCGGACGCCATCGAGGCCAAGGGTTTTTACCCGGCGGGTGGTTCAGAATTGGCGGACGCGGTGCAGGCTGCGCTGTCGATCAAGACGCCGGGCCGGGTGCTGGTGCCGATCTCGAATTGGGCAGTGTTTGGCGGCAGTAAGGACGTCATCGTCTGGCTGCCGATCGACATGATTGCGCAGACCATCACCGGCCTGGTGGCGCTCCGCAAGCAGATCATCGACGACATCTACCAGATCATGGGGTTGTCGGACATTATGCGCGGCTCGACCGATCCGCAGGAGACCTTGGGCGCCCAGGAACTGAAGACGGAGTTCGGCTCGGTCCGGATCCGCGACAAGCAGCAGGAGCTGGTGCGGCTGGCGCGCGACCTGGTCGAGGTCACCACTGAAATCATCACTGAAAAATTTGATGACGTCACCATTGTCAAGATGTCGCAGACCCAACTGCCGACCAATGCCATGGTGGAGCAAAAGATCAACGACATGACGGCCCAGGTGCAGCAGCAGCTGGGACAGATCCAACAAGTTGCGGCATCGCCGCAAGGTCAGCAGATAGTGCAGTCCAATCCGCAGCAGGCCCAGCAGATGCTGCAGCAGGCGCAACAGCAAATCCAGCAGCAGCAGGATGACATCGGTAGGCTCCAGCAGCAGCCGACCATCAACCAGGTGCTGCGTTTTCTCAAGGATCAGCGCGCCAAGGCCTTCGTGCTCGACATCGAAACTGACTCAACGATCGTGCCGAACGAGCAGGCCGAGCAGAAGGGCCGTTCTGATTTTATCGGCATGCTGGCGCAGCTGATGCCGCAATTGTCGCAGATGGTCACGGCTGAACCGAAGACTGCAGAATTTTGCGGCGAGCTGCTGAAGTTTGCCGTTGCACCATACCGCGCTGGCCGCGCGCTCGGTGGCGCGATCGACGACCTGGTCGAGAAGATGAAGGCCAAGGCCAACCTGCCTCCTGGCGACGACCCGACCACGGCAACCAACAAGACTGCAGTGCAGATCGAGCAGATGAAGCTGCAGTCGGAAGACAAGAACAACGCTGCGAAGCTCCAGCTGCAGCAGCAGGAGTTGCAGCAGAAGGACGCCCATAAGAAACTTGAGCTACAGAACGAGCGCGCGATCGCGCTGGCGCAGCTGCAGTCAAGGCAGCAGGAGACTGCTGCAGATAGCCAAGTAGCAAACCAGAAAGCGATGGAGTCACGGGAGACGCACCAGGCTTCGCTGATTAAGGGTGAGCAGGATATGCAACTGGCGCGGCAGAAGGGCGACCTGGCTATTCAGCAGGCTAACCAAAGGGCGCAAGAGGCCGCCAATCGGCAGCAGGAGCGCCAGGCGGCACAACAATTCAAAATGACGAGGCCACTGCCATGATGAAAGAGACGCAAGCGGAAGCCCATTACCGCAGAGGCAACCCGATCAACCATTGCGGGGTCTGCGTCTACTACCAGGGTCACCATCGCTGTTCGAGGGTGATGGGCAACATCAGCCCGTATGGCCTGTCCGACGTCTACCAGCACGAGCAGAACCCCTTCGGCAAGGTGCTGGCGCCGCACGAAGTTACGGCAGTCAAAATGATGTCGAAAGATGCGGTCGACAGGTCCGCCCAGTATGCGGCGATGTCATGAGCTTTGAAGGCGCCAGTAAGGTCTTTTACTTCGACAACGTGCTGCCTGACGAGGAGCGGCGACGAGTGAACAATCTGCTGTTTAGCGGTGGCGGCTCGGCAGGCTGGACCTTTGGCTGGAAGTCACACACCCAAAAAGACGCCTTCTCATTCTGGCACCGGCATTTTGCTGGCTACCTCAAGTTCGAGGACGAGCACTATGACTGCGAGCCGGAGCTGGCGAAGTTTCCACTTCTCCATACTTTCTGGCAGCTGCTTGCGGCCAAGACGCTGCAGGGCCACCGCCTGGTGCGGTGTTACGCCAATGGCCAGGCTTACGGCAGCGACGGCACGCTCCATGTCGACGCAGCGGCACCGAACAACTACACCTGCGTCTACTACCCACACAGGGAATGGCACCCGGACTGGGCTGGCGAGACGGTGTTTTTCAATCGTGACAGGACCGACGTGATCGCCACCGTCTACCCGCGGCCAAACCGGCTTGCCGTCTTTGATGGCACGCTGCCTCACGTTGCGCGCGGAGTGTCGCGGACCTGTCCAGTGCTTCGTGTTACCCTGATGTTCAAAACGGACACACTGGATGATAAGCAAAAAAGCGGAGCAGTTCCTGCTGCAGCGAGTGGCTAATGTTCGTCACTCCGGCCGGACCTTTTATGAGCATCTGAAGGGCGTCTACGACCTCTTGGAGCGCCGGGGCCTGCCTGACTACGTCTGCAACGCTGGCCTGTTTCATTCAATTTACGGCACCAACATTTTTCAGCATCAGTCGGTGTCGCTCGACGATCGCGCCAGCGTCGTCGACGTCATTGGACCTCAAGCCGAGCGGTTGGCTTACGTCTTCTGCTCCTGCGATCGGCCGCGTGCGCTGGTAGAGGCTGCACGAGGCGGCATGCTTGTCGATCGGCGCAGCAAGGAAGTCATTCTGCTGTCGCAAGCGGAGTTGCGCGATCTATTGGATATCGAAATTGCCAACCTGCAGGATCAGGGCGGCGGCCCCATGCTCGAAAGGGTGCTCGGGGCCCGGAAGGACGTGGACGTCGGGAATGTTGTAGATGGATGAAGAACAGGCTTATCTGGATCAGCTGGCTAGGGACACGGCGACGAGCCATGCCCTCCAGCCGATAGGTGGACCGTCGATCGGCGCGCTGGCGGCGCAAGAGTATGCGCCGCCAATGCCGGACGTCGGTGCGCCACTGGTGTCGGGCGGACCACAGGTTTCGGCTGGCGTGCCGTGGGCCAACCGGATGGCCGACATACTGACGACGCGCGCGGCGCAGGACGAAAATTCGCCGGTCCTGTACCGCACTGCCAGTCCATTGGTGAACATCACCCAGCAGGATATCGATAACGCTATTGGTCTCAGTATGGGATTTTCCGGCGGGGGACTGGCAACGAAGGAAGTGTCGCCTGCAAGGTCTGGACTATTCGATCCCACGACTGGCTTGGCGAGGAAGGGTGCGGCCTACACCAAGGAGGCCCAGGCGATACAGGAGGAGATCGCGGCGGGGCCGAAGGGTGCCGGGCCGCTCGATCTTTCCCAGCAAAATCTGATCTCGAACGTCGAGCAGCGTCCGCTTGAACGCTACGAGCCGCCGCGTGGCGTGTCGCCACGCTTGACGGAGGCGCTGCAGAACCCGTCGGTGGTGCAGGGTGTCGAGCAGAGCATGCTGCAGGGTCGGGATCTTTATGGCGCCGATAAATGGTATCACACTGAGCCACTGCGGCAGGCCTTCATCAACGAGCTGGGCCCGGAACAGGGCACGGTTGCCTTCGCTAAGTACATGGACCACGTCGCGGCAACTTCACCGCGGTCCAGTGTGCCGGAAAACATCCGCAATGCCTCCTACCAGTACAGCCACGCCCTGGGTGGAACGCCATTGCCGGAACCATTGCCCTATCCCTATGGGCACCTTGCACAGAATTTACATCGGCAGAATTTTGAAATGCTGACTGCGCCGCAGCCTTCGTCACTTTCAGCGGCGGGAGCACCAGGCACCAAGTGGGATATCTTTGCAAATCCGAAACCGGCGTCGTTCTCGGAAAATCTGCAGGGCAATTTGGCGCCGGTCACGGTCGACACTCACGCCTTCCGCAACATCGGCATGCGAACCGACGACCCGCGTTTTCTCGGCACTTCACTCCAAACGATTTACAAGCCGGGCAAGGATCCTGCCGTGGACAGCCTGGTGCAACGGTTCGGTGAAGTGCGGGGCAACAAGGTGACCTTCCGGCCGCAGCAGTTGCTGGCAGAGGGCAAGCTGACAATGGACGAGGCCAAGGGCATTCCGTCGTTCTGGGCCTCCAAGCCTAACCCCAACGAGTATGCTGCAGCGGAACGGCTCTATGCGGACCTCGGCGCCAAGCACGGCATGGCACCGGCAGACGCCCAGGCCGCGGGCTGGGCCGGTGCAGGGGAGTTGACGGGGCTCGGCTCGGCGCCGACCCACACCTTCCCTGAACTGTTCAACGAGCGAGTGTTGTTTACAGCGAAAATGCGTGGCGAAAACCCGAGTAAGACCCTGAGTGACTTCATTACTGGCAAGCGAGCGCTATTGTCGATCGGCGGGCTCGCTCCGGCAAGCATGGCAACAATGGGTTCGCTCGCTCGACAGAACAATCTTCAACCTGAGGAGAACTACTGATGGCCCAAAGCGCACTGACCGTTACCCCTGAAAACCCAAGCCCGCCGACTAACATTCCGTCGACCGGCGCAACGCCGCCCAACCCGCCGAACTACATGAGACGCAGTGTCGGCCCGCCGCCCGATATCATCACCAACCCGCCGCCCTTCTATGACGACGGCGCGGCAGGATCGCTGATCGTGTTTGCTGCCAACGTCGCCGCCCTGGCGTCGGGCACCACGGCTGCCGACAACAACACTGGCAGCACACCAGGCAACGTGGCAACGGCAGCCGGAGGCACTGGCTTCAACAGTGTCGCGGGCACTTTCCCAGGCGCGGCCGCGGGTGCCGTTCCGGCATCGAGCAGCGTGGCGCACGAGGGCGCGGGCACCGAAACCTCGTTCGCGCAAAGCTACGGCGGCAACATCTACGCGCCGATCCCGCTGGTGATGACGGGTGTTGGTCCGGCGGCGACACCAGCATCTATTCTTGCTGGGCCGAATGCCTCGCATGCGTCGTCGCTGTCGCCTGCGACTAACCCGACGCTGACGAGCCTGGGCACACCGTCAACCGTTTCCGGTGCAGGCACGGTGTCGCAGACCGTCACCGGCACTGGCTTCACCAGGCAGAGCGTCATCTACGTCAATGGCGTGGCGCAGGCGACGACGTTCAACTCGGCGACATCACTGACAGCAGCAGCCGTGACCAAGAAGGCCACGGCCGGGACTTGGCCGGTCACGGTCGTTACCGGCGGCGTCGTCACCACTGCGGCCCAAACATGGACATTCACATGAGCACCGAGAAAAAACCTCCGCCCGAGGATCTACCGCCCGCAACTGAGCTGCCGCGCTGGGGGAGCATCAACGAGCCTCCGGGCAGTGACGTCTATTCCCACTTATCGCGCCCCCCGCCACCCAAACCAGAGATGCCGCCTGCGGTCCCGCAGAAGGCCGAGCACGACGAGGAAGAAGTCGAGCCGACGCATTCGCGGAAAAAGGCCGAGCGCGACGAGGACGAAGTCGAGCCGACGCACAAGCGGAGGAAGTAGGTCATGGCGATCGTCTATAGCGACACCCTGAAGACCAACCGCATGCAGCTGGTAGCCGATCTCGTTGCCGGTAAGGTTGCCGCGGCATCGACCGGCACGGCGACGGCCGGGCAATTAGTGATCGGTACCGCCTCGCTGGCTGGTGCGGTTGGTGTGTTGGCAACGATTGCGTTGACGACGGCACCCTTCACGGTTTCCGGTTCCGGCACCGTGATTGCAACACTGGCTGGTGTGCCGTTGTCGGTTGCGGCCTCGGCCACCGGCACCGCGGCTAAGGCCGAGCTTCGCCAGAACAACGGCACCACCGTGATCGCCTCAGGCCTCACCGTCGGCACCTCTGGCAGTGACATCAATCTGACGTCGACTTCGATTACGTCGGGTCAGACCGTCACCGTCACCTCCGGCACGATTACCCATGGTTAGGCGATGGCGTTCCTCAATTCATGTCGCTTTGTGCCGACGGCCGGAGGCACGACCGATTGGACCTACAGCTCCACCGTAGGCGGGTTTCAAAGCCCGCAAGCGGCTGGCGCGGTCAACGCTACGCCGTACAGCATTCGCGCCGAGAGTGCGGACGGTTCGCAATGGGAAGACGCGCAGGGGAATTTTAGCTCTGCCGGTGCGGGCTCGTTTGCGCGCACTGTGGTGCTGTACAACTCTAGTGGTACCGGGACTGGCGCCGGACAGACGGGAGCAGGTACCAAGATAAGTTTCGGCGCGGCACCGCAAGTTCAAGTCGTCGCGCTGAACGAGGATCTACTGGCACTGACAGACGGCGGCACGTTTTAAGCCATGGCATTCGGTGGGCTCAAGGGCACACTAACAGGCGGCGCCACTAGCATCGTTGCCAGCAATCCGATTACTGGCTCCGTCGTCGTTGCCGTCGGCGATCTGATCTTCGTTGTTGGTGCCGAGCAGACCAGCAATACGCTGGGGACTTGTACCGACAACCTCGGCAACACCTACACGGCGCAGAATGCAGGCACGTTATCTTCCACCATCATCGCCGGACGCGCGCACTACTCTCGGGTCACTGTTGCCGGTACCCTGACCACGATCACCTACACCGCCACAGCCAGCGCTCATGATTGCGCCTTCTCAGCAGCGGTGATCGAGGGGCCATTTGCGGCCCCGCCGATAGACGTTAACGTCGCAAATAATACAGGTCAGATCACTTCCCCGTACACTGGCCCCGCCACGGGAACGCTGTCGCAGGCAAGCGAAGTAGTCATCGCTTGGTGCGTTTGGAATAAAGCGACAGCCCGTACTGCCACCGCGCCGAATTTGCTAGCGCTGAATACGCTGACAAGCGCCAATGCTGATTCTGCGATCGGTTATCAACTGGTTAGTTCCACTGCCTCAGTTGCTCCGGTTTTTGCTTCAGGTTCCAATCCTTCCGACGCGGTCATGGGCACCGCCTCGTTTAAGGCGGGCCCTAATTCCTGCACCTTGGCGACGACGGAAGCGACAGACGCAGTCGCCTTCGCTGGCCAGGTCGTCATCTCGGCGGCATTGGCGACGACAGAAGCGACAGACACTGCGCTGCTCTGGGTTTCGCAGCCCTGGACCGATATTTACAGCAGTACGACGCTCGATCTGCTGGCGGTCGGACAGCGGACGAGCTTCGCGTCTGCCAATTCTGGAACGCTGGCGACGACGGAAGCAACTGACGCGGCGTCTTTCAGTGGCCGTGTTGAATGGCTTGCTACGCTGGCGACAACTGAGGCGGCAGACGTTGCAGCCTTCGCTGGCTTCGTCGGCGTCAGCGGTACGCTAGCGACAACTGAAGCGCAGGACATCGCGGCGTTTGCCGGTGACGTCAAAATCTCGGCAACGCTGGCGACGACGGAAGCGACAGATATTGCGGCCTTCGCTGGCCAGGTCGTCATCTCGGCGGCATTGGCGACGACGGAAGCGCAGGATCACGCCGCCTTTGCGGGCGACGTCAAGATCTCGGCGGCGCTGGCGACGACTGAAACGACGGACGTCGCGGTCTTCAACGGCGACGTCAAGATCTCGGCGACATTTGCGACAACCGAGGCCCAGGATGTCGCCGCCTTCATCGGCGGTCCTGTCATCTCGGCAACCCTGGCGACGACCGAAGGCCAGGACACCGCCGCCTTCGTCGGCCTGGTCGCGATCCCCGGCACCCTGGCAGTCACCGAGGCCCAGGACGTCGCCGCCTTCGCAGGCGCCGGGACGTTCCCGACCATCACCGGCACTCTGGCGACGACGGAGGCGACCGACGCCGCAGCCTTTGCCGGTGACGTCAAGATTGCGGCAGCGCTGGCGACGACCGAGACGCAAGATCATGCCGTCTTCACCGGCAGTGTCATCGTTTCCGGCACGCTGGCGACGACTGAGACGCAAGACCATGCCGTCTTTGCCGGTAGTGTTGTCGTCTCTGGTCCGCTCGCGACAACCGAGCTGCCGGATGTCGCGGCCTTCACTGGCAGCGTCGTCGTCTCGGGCGCGCTGGTAACGACTGAAGCCCCGGACGCCGCGGCGTTCAGCGGCACGGTGATGACCGGGGTCGGTGCCGTCCTGGCGACGATCGAGGCCGGGGACATCGTGGTCTTTAACGGCAGCGTCACCATTGCCCCGGTGCAGGTCACGTTTGCAGTCATCGAGGTGCCGGATCGGGCCAGCTTTGATGTGGTGCCGCAGATGGAATTGAATTTTGGACGCAAGGCCTACCGGCCCAATCGATGGTGAGGAAAAATGGGAATGCCAGTTACGACGGTCGCCAGTGGCGGCCTGCCGGTGGTCGACGTCGCAGTCGACGCTGGTGCGCTCAAGAAGCTAGGCACGCCAGTCAGCGAGGTGGCCAACGGCACCAGGGTGACCAAGGTGACGGCGCCCGCGCCAGGTCTGCCGGTGCTCTATGTGACGCCGCCGCTATGAAGCGATTGCCGATTGTCCGTCATATCCGTTGGCTGATTTGGGCATGGCGCGTTGAGCAGCATTATGAGATGTGGCGAACCATTGGCTCGCTTCCAGTCAACCGGCATCTCGATGATCAGATGCTGGATGCTATCTGGCGGGGCGAGCGATGAGTAGCGTTAGACTAATCGAGGTCGAGCCCGGCAAGTGGCGGGTTTACCGGCCACCGTTAATGGTTCGTAAGTCTAACAACGTGCCGCTGCCCTACGTGATCTCCGACATCATGCCGCCGACCGAACAAGTCGACGGCAGGTTCTACACTTCAAAGCGCGCCTTCCGCGCCGTCGGCCGCGCGCTCGGCCTGACCGAGGTCGGCAACGAGAAGCTGCCGCCGAAGGTTCGCACCGTGAACACCGCGGAACAGAAGCGAGCCCGCTGCGAGACGATCAAGGCGGCGATCGAAAGGTACCGATCTCGATGAGGGAACTGCCGACTATGCACCCCAATGCGATCTTGGCGGCGTGGGTCGAAATGCGGAACCGCGGTCAATATTACATTGGCCAGCTGGGTGGCCCGCCACTGCACATCGACGACTGGAAGAAGCGGGAACTGGAGCGCTACGATGCCGAGCACATCCGCCAAGCAACGCCGCACCATGCAGGCCGCGGCCCACGATCCTGAATTTGCTAAGAAAGTCGGTATTCCTCAGTCTGTTGCCCGCGACTTTTACGAGGCTGACCAGCGCAAGGGGCGCCGCGCTTCGATCAAGAAGGTCTTCGACAAAGTGCGCCACAAGTAACCCACCGGAGAACGAGCAATGACAGATACCACCGTTGCCCCTCAGGGCAGCGCGCCTCAGGCTGCGCCTGCGACCGAGGTTCCGATCAATCCAAATCCCGTCTCGATGCCCGGCCCCGTCGGGTCGCAGGCGCCACAGGCGCCGACCGGCGACATCAAGGGCAGCGAACACCGGCCCCCGAGCCGTAGGGAGGCCATACAGGCGGCATTCGAGCGGGCCAGCAATCCGACCCAGCCAGCCCGGCACGCTCCCAAGCCCGCTCCCAAGCCCGCCGAGGCCAAGGCTGGCCACAACCAGCCACCCGAGGAGACCGAAAAGTTCGACCTCAAGAAAAGGCCTGCCGCGGCCGCTCCCCATGCCGACCAGCCGCGTGAGCAGGGCAGGTTTGCCTCCCGCACGCCAGGTCAGCCACAGAACAGGCAGGCGCCGCAGGCCGGGCAGCAGCCTGGGCAGCAGCAGCCTGGGCAGCAGCAGCCCCGCCGGTTGCCTGAGAATACGCCGTTCCGGGATCCGCCCGCGCGGATCTCGGAGCACGCCAAGGCGGCCTGGGCTAACACGCCGGAGGCGGTGCGCGGCGAGGTTCACCGGCAGCAGCAGGAGTTCCTTAAGGCCTACAACTTCTACAAGGCCGGGCATGAGGCGATGCAGCCGATCATGCGGTTTCACCAGATGGCGCAGGAGCATGGCACCACCCTGGAAACGGCACTGACCAATTACACCGGCATGGAGCAGAAGCTGCGGGCCGATCCGATCGCGGGGCTCGACCTCATCGTCCACAATCTGAACCTCAGAACGTCGGACAACCACCGCCTGACCCTGCGCGACATTGCCTACCACGTCCTGTCGCAGTCGCCGGACCAGCTCAAGGCGATCCAGCAGGGCAACAACATGCAGGCCGCGGCCCACCAGATCGGAGCGCTGCACCAGCAGGTGGCAGGCTTGCAAAACCATTTGCAGCAGATGCATACTCAGCAAGAGTTCCGGTACACGCGGTCGGCGGTTGATCAATTTGCCAGCAGCCATCCGCGGTTCGACGAGCTTGGTCCCCTGATCGAGCAAGAACTACGGTTCGGCTACGACCTGGAGACCGCCTACCGCCGCGCGGCATTACTCCGCCCGAGCACACAAGCGGCTCAGACCCGCACCACATCGGCTCAGACCCGACCTGCCGACCGGTCTATTCGTGGCTCACCCGACACCGTTGCAAACGGTGGCCGTCGAGAGCGTCCGAAGGACACAAGTCGTTCCCCTCGTGAAGCGATTGAGAAAGCAATCGGCCGCATGAACGGCGCCTACTGAACCCTGTGGAGAAACAATTATGCCTAACGTCACCTCAAATGCCGCCTACCAGCAGATCCTTTCGATGGCGATCGAGGACCGCTCGACCGGCTACCAGGATCTCGTTTCGAACAATAACGTCTTGCTTGCGGCCATGAAAAGAAAGGGCCTCTGGCAAACCTACAGCGGCCCCAAGATCCGGCAGACCCTGCAGATCGGCAAGAGCAGCGCGCAGTGGTATTCCGGCTACGACCAGCTGCTCAACCCGGCGATCGATCTGTTCAACGATGCCTTCTTCGACCCCAAGATGGTGGTCATTCCGATCATCCTCAGCTTGCAGGAGATCCTGAACAACGAGGGCGAGGCCCAGCTCATCGATGTGTTCGAGGCCTACATGTCGGCAGCCGAGAAGGCCCTCAGCGACGCCATGGACGCCGGGATCTATTCCGACGGCACGGCGAACGGCGGCAAGCAGATCACTGGCCTTGCGACGGCGCTGCCCCTGGTGCCGAACACGGGCGTCTATGGCGGCATCGACCGCGCCACGGCTTCGATCTGGCGGCCGTCGACATTCGACCCGTCGGGCGCTGCGGGTGCGATCTCACTGGGTACCTTCGGCACTCAGGTCACGAGCACGACAATCCGGCCCATGCTCAACTTCATCATGACCCGGCAGAGCCGGGGCCGCGACTATGCGGATCTCATGATCATGAGCCCGGAGCACTATGCAGCCTATGACGCTGCGACGATCGCCATTCAACGGCAGAACAACGAGACGTCGATGGGTCGGCTCGGGTTTAGTGCGCTGGAATATATCGGCGGCGGTAAGCGTGCCGAAATCGTGCTCGACGGTGGCATCGGCAGCAACATGCCGTCAAACACCACCATTGGAATAAACACCGACACCATGCGGGTCCGGTACCACCCCAACCGCAATTTCGACAAGCTGTTCGAAGGCGACGGCCAGATGCCGATCGACAAGGACGCGATCGCCCAGTTCATCGGCTGGATGGGCGAACTGACGATGACCAATCCGCTGTTCAACTGGCGCTTCTACGACAGCAACCCTGCGGCCTGATGGACGGCGCCCCCTCGCTTTATCAGGAAGCAGATATCCCGGAGCTGGCCCAACTCCAGCTCCGGGAGACCATCCAACGGAGATAGTCTCATGCCGATGCGTGATCCCGACGACATGCTGGTCGTCATCTTCAAGTACCTTGCGATGGAAAATGCAGAGAAGACGCTGGCTGCCGGTCGGCCCGTCTTCGACGACGTCGAGGTTTGCGAGATCCGCACGCCAGGCTCGCGGGACGTCAAGATTTTCCCGGCGAACACGTTCGCGCGCTGGGAAGACGACGCCACCGGGCAGCAGCGCAAGGTTTCCTATGCCGAGAGGTTCTCGCACCAGTACCGGCAGTTCAAGGCGCTGGCGACCCAGACCAAGTCAGGTACGCCGCTTGAGTATGCTCGCTTCTTGACCGATGGCCGCCGCGCCGAGCTGCGCGCCCAGAATGTCTACACCATCGAGGCGCTCGCCGAGATCGACGGCAACGAGCTGAAGAACCTCGGCCCCTACGGCCGCGAGTTCAAGAACAAGGCGATCGAGTACATCGAGGAAAGCCGCTCCGCTGCTCCCAACAAGCAGATGGAGGCCGAGCTGGAGGCGCTGCGCGCCCGCAATGCCGTGCTCGAGGAGGACATGACCACGCTGAAGAGCATGCGGCAGCAGACCGAGAGCGCATTGGAAGACATGAGCGACGAGCAGCTGCGCGAGTACATCACCGCCCAGACCGGCAGCCCGCCGCAGGGCGTGCTGCCGCGCAAGACACTGAAGCGCATGGCAATGGAAGCAAGGCCGGAGCTTCCGAGGGGAAAGGTGGCGTGAGATGACGCTGCTGACAGTGGTGCAGGATGTCTGCGCGACAGTTGGCGTGGCCATTCCGCAAAGCTCGATCTTTTCCAACATCTCCAACAACCGCACCATGCAGGAGATGCTGTCGCTCGCCAATGAAATGGCGCAACGCATTGCCTACGACACCCGCGACTGGACGCTGCTGAAGGCGGTGTCGACCATGGCTGGCGACGGCAGCAAGACGGCATTTCCACTGCCGACAGACTACAAGCGCATGCTGCTGACGGCCAACGTCTGGAGGTCGACCAACAACGTCACCCCGATGCGGTTCGTCCCCGACACCGACGAGTGGCTGCAGCGGCGGGCGATGAACATCTACGACGCCTATGGCGAGTGGACGATGATGGGCGGCCAGATGCTGATCTTCCCGGCGATGGGCGCCAGCGTCACCGCCTACTTCGCCTACCTCAGCAAGAATTGCATCGCACTGGCTGGCGGCGGGCTCGGCACCGCCTTCATGGCAGACGGCGACAGCTTCAGGCTCGACGAGCGCTCGTTTAAATTGGGCATGATCTGGCAATGGAAGGCGCAAAAAGGTGCGCCCTACAATGAAGACCTCGGCACCTACGGGGACGCCCTCACCAATGCCATGGGACGCGACAGCCCGGCGCCAATCCTGATCGGGCGCAAGCCGCTCGCGGTTGCCGCGCGCACTGCCTATCCATTCCCGGTGCCGACGCCATGAGCATTCACCAGGACTTCCGCCGCGTTGCCGTGCAGCCGCAGGCGGCACAGCAGCTTGAGGCCACGACAATTCCGGCGCCGAGCCGCGGCCTCGCCCTGGATGAGAACCTGGCCTACATGCAGCCCGGCGGCGCGCTGGTTTGCGACAATTGGAAGCCGACCCTGCGCGGCGTGGCGTTGCGCGGCGGCTGCATTAGGTGGAGCGTGTTGCCGGAGACGACGCCCGTCATCTCGGGGTTTCAGTATGCGAGCGGCAACGACGTCAAGATCTTCGCAGCCAATGCCACGAAACTCTATGACGTCACGGCGCCGACGCCGACGTTAATTCAGTCTGGCCAGGCGTCCGGCAATTACAGCACGAGCCAGCTCGCCAACCAGGCTGGCGACTTCCTGATCGCCGTCAATGACGCGGGCGACTTGCCGTTGCGGTTTGACGGCTCCGCCTGGACCCGGCTTGCCGCCAGCGAAATCAATGGGCCTGCAGGGTCCGCGGTCGAGCATGGCGGCGCCCTGGTCAACGTCTGCAAGTACCGTAACCGGTGGTTTTTCATCGAGGCGTCCTCGATGAATGCCTGGTACCTGCCGCTCAATGCCATCCAGGGCACGCTGCTGATGATCCCGCTGTCGGGTGCGGCGACCAAGGGCGGCAAGCTGCTGTTTTGTGCGGTGTGGTCGGTCGACGCGGGCGACGGCATCGACGACAAGCTGGTGTTCTGTACCGACCTCGGCGAGCTGCTGATCTTCAGCGGAGGCGATCCGTCTGCGGCAACTGACTGGAGGCAGGAGGGGCGCTACCAGGTCAGCCCGCCGATGGGGATGAATGCCCACATGCAGCTCGGCGGCGATCTATTGATCGCCACGACGTCCGGCATTGTGCCGGTTTCGGCGGCGATCACCAAGACATCTGAAGAGCTGGAGCTGGCTGCAGTCACCAGGTCGATCAAGTCGCTGTGGCGTGACGAGGTCACGGCCAAGCGAGCCTGGTCCTGGACCCTGATCAACTGGGAGCAGTACGGCGGCGCCTTCGTCACCACGCCAGGATCCGCGCCGGGCTACTGCCTGGTCGTCAATGGAGCCACCGGGGCCTGGGCGCGGTTCGTGGGCTACGACGCCACCTGCTTCATGCGAATGCGTGACGACATGTTCTTCGGCACGCAGGGCGGCATCGTCATGCAGGCCGATCGCACCGGCTACGACGACGGCCAGCCCTATACGGCGGTGCTTGTCGGCGGCTGGCAGACCTCGCAGTCGCCCGCCCAGACCATCACCTGGCGCCAGGCGCGGGCGTCGTTTGTGGCGACCGGCAACCAGTCCTTCAACGCGCAGCTGTCGGCGACGGCCGACTTCGTCATCACGCTGCCGCCGCCACCGCCCGCCGGGCCCGATCCGGGCCTGGCTGACGTCTGGGACCAGGGTGCGTGGGACCATGCAAAATGGGACCAGCCGTACACCGCGCAGCCAGTCGCGCTCAATACGGGCTGGGTATCAATTGGAGTGACCGGATTTGCCCTTGCGCCCATCCTCCAGGTGACGGTGGCGCAGCAGGCGGAGCCGGATGTCGAGCTAATTGCCACCTCCGCGACGTTCGAACGTGACGCGGTTACCGTGTGAGGGAAGACGATGGCGGTTTATGATCCAACCGGTGCAATGGGAGGCCTATTCGCGCCTGCCTACATTGCTGGCGATCCGGTTTCGGAGGCTGCGGTCGCGGCCTGGAATGCAGCGCATCTCATGCAGCGCCCGGCGCCGGATGTGGCTCCAGCCCCAGCTCCGGCTCCTCAGACCGCGTCAACGCTCACCGA